GGCGTCCTCTCGTGCGTTGCGCTTTCCTGCTGCTAACGCGCCGCCGGCGGTTTTGCTCCGGCCGAGGCGCGCGCTCTTGAAGCGCAAGGGACGGGCGCAGGGACGAGGCCGGCCGCGGAGCGCGATGCCGACGACGGCGCGTCAGTGAACGATCCAGCCTCCGACGTCATAGATCGTCGCGGCGAGCACGCATGCGCCGAACAGCAGCCACAGCAGTCCGCGCGCGGCGCCGTTCGCGCATTCGACATAGCCTTTTTTCAGAGCAAGTCGCATGTTCGGCTCTATTCGCCCCCGAACATAACGGCAGTGTGGCACTTTTGTTCACGAACGCGAGCGGCGTCCGGATCATGCGTGTCCTGCGATCCACGCGGGCCGCATGATTCCACGCGCGGCGGTCGCCGGTAAGACGGCGGCCGTCAACTCACCGTGAAGCGGTGCTCGTGCCCGAGATCCCGAACAATGCCTGGAACGGATTGACCGGCTCCGGCGGGGGCGGGGCCGCGACCACGCGCGGGCGCCGGGGCGGCCTGATCCTTGGCCGTGGGTGCGGCAGCGGCGGCACGAGCTGCAGCAGCGGGCTTTCCGCCGATACCGGCAAGCCAGCCGTCGGCGTCCGGGCGAAGGCCGCGAAATACTGCGGAATCAGGGACGCCGGCTCGGCTCCCGGACGGCGCAGACCTTCGATGATGGGCTCGATGCGGACGGGCTCGGCGCGCGCGGGCTCGGGGACCGTCGGTCCCGCCGGGGCGAGCGCCGCCACCGGGCCGGGGACGGCGGTTGCATCCGGAATGGGGCCCGCGGGGCTCTCGGCGATCGCGCCGGTCGGCGGCTCCGCGGTTGTGGCGGGACTATCCGCGATCGCGGCTGTCTTGGGCGTGGCGGCAGTGCCGGCCGGCGCGGCAACCCAGTTGTCCAGCGGGCGGCTGGCGAGCTCGCGCAGGCGGCTGAGCTCGTCGGCGCGGCGGGCATAGCCCATGACCCGAAGCTGCTGCTGCGCCTCGCGCATGTCGGCGGGGCCGAGGCTGAGGGCGCCGCCCGCGCGCGGCGCATCGGCGGCGTCATAGGACACGTGGAACGGCGCGGTGCTGAAGATCAGCATCGGCAGCACGGCGATGACGACCGCCGCGATGACGAAGCGCAGCCGAGGCAGCATAGCGACGTTCCCGGGGCGCATCCGCGAGAGTGGCCCCGCTCTCGCGGATCACACGCCCATGTCGTGTTCGGGCATGATCTAGCGGCGGACCGGACCCCGTTCGCCGATACGCTGAGAGCGGCGCATGCGAATCGCTCTCTTACGTTGCGAATCACACCATATCAGACGTGGCGGATTCCGGCTGCGTCCGCACGGCCACAGCCGTGGATTTCCGTTGCACGCGCCATCGATGCTACGCTATCGAGCCCGGCGCGGGCCGCGAGCGGCCTGCAAATCCGGCGCCTCGTCTCCGCGCGATCGCCTTGCGCGCCTCGTGCGGGCCCGTAGCTCAATGGTCAGAGCTAGCGGCTCATAACCGCTTGGTTGCAGGTTCGAGTCCTGCCGGGCCCACCACCTACAAATTTCGACGTTGAATTGATTGTGAAATTCGCGCTGCGGCCCGCACCGGATTGGAAGGTGCGGGAATAGACGTTCACTTTTTCTTCTTCCGCGAAAGCTTGCTCATCGCAGCCTTGGCCAATGCTTCGCGGTCAGCGCTTCGCGTGTAGTGCGACGCCATGCGACCGCCTTCCCAACCGAAGATCGCTTCAAGTTGCGCGACCGTAGCGCCACGATTTGCCGCGCGTGTTGCCGCGCTCTTGCGGAGGCCGTGCGCTGATTTCTCGATTCCCGCTTCGCGGCAGGCATTGCGGAACAGGTTGCCGATAACCTCTTTCGACATCGGCTTTCCGTCCGCTGACACGATATAGGCGAGATCACCGGCCGGCCCGACTTTCAGCGTCCGCGCCAGCTCGGGCAACATCGGTATCGTCACCCGCGTCCCAGTCTTTTCGGTATCGATCGTGATGACGCCGCTGCGCACATGTTGCTTGCCAAGGATAGCCGCGTCGCCACGGCGCAAGCCGGTGTAGAGGAAGATATCGAACATCACGCGCTCGCGCGTCCCCACTGGCCAGCGGCGCTCGTATTGCTCAATCTCTGCATCCGTCCACGCGGGAAAGCCGTCAGTTTTCGGCTTGCTGATTTTCAGCCCGTCTGTCGGATCGGCTTTGACGTATTCGTTTTCCAATGCCCACTGGAAAAAACCGCGCATCGTGTCGAGAAAATGCCGGGCCTGAAACGGCGTCTTAGCCCGACGCTCGCGACCGGCAATGATCGCCTTGCGGTCGATGCGGCCAAGTGGTTCCGTGCCAGCGGTGCTCAACACTTGCCGCAAGATATTCTCGCGCTGGCGTCGCGTCGCGAATGACAGTGCAAGCCACGCGCTCGATTCCCGATAGCGCGCAACGTACCACGCGAGCGTGCCGCTCGCCGGGCCGCTTTCCTTCGGCCGCAGTTTTCCAGCTACAGCGTCCTGATACTCGGCTTGAAATTCCGGAGTGCCGAACTCGGCGCGTAGCCGAATGCGCGGGCCTCTGCCGACGCGGACGTACCACACGCCCTTTCCGTGGCGTGTCGTTTCACGATGCAGATGGGGCGGACGCGGGCGTGGCATGGTGCCTCAGAGAATGACTGCGGGTTTTGTGTCGTGATCGTCTGCGGGGGACAGCGGCGGCGCGTCTTTCAGATGGACGACAATCGTACCGTCGCGCCGGACCTCGATTGCATCGGCGCCGGCCTGCTTTGCTGCGCGGATGGCGCGAGCAACATCAGCCTGCGTTATTGTGGCGGCGCGCCGGCTCACTGCGGCCTCCACTCTGCTTCCGTCCCGCCGAGCGCGCGATATGCAGCGCGGGCGGCTGTCAAGACAGCGTGGCGTAGCTGGTCCTCGATTATTGTGACGGACTTGTGGGGACCGCCTACGCCTTTCTCGGCTTGGAAGGTTGGCAGCCAAACAGTGAGGCCGTCCTTTTCGGTTCGCATCAACTGGCATCCCTTGATGCGGATGCCGCGCAAGTCGCAGCTAAAGAACGCGATCGGCGTCAAGCCGAGCCGATTGGTTCGGCCGTTGATCATTTCCAGGCTGGTAATTTTGCAGTCAGTCGCGGGCATCCGAGTCCCCTCGCTCTCATTCATCATTTGCGTATATCACGGATGGGACTTGCACGTCAACATCATTTGTGATATACGCAGATGACAATTAGCTAGAGAGGACTTTCTGATGACGCCTTCCGAACTTGTTTCTGCGGTCGCAGAGGCACTGAATATCCCGGAGCCTGAACTTGTTCAGCGCGACCGGCGCTTGGCCGAAGCCGGCCTCCGTACATCCGGTGGCAGGGGCGCCAGCGCACCCGAGATGGGATTCGAAGATGCAGCGAAGCTGCTAATCGCGGGGCTATCCGCGGTGAAGTATGCGAACACCGTAGCCACCGTGAACGATCTTTGGAAGGCCACGCTCGATCCCGCTCCGAGAACTGGACGCGGTGGCGACCTCGGGACCGCCCTTGTGCTGCAAAAGTCAGTGGAAGGCGTGTTCGGAGAGTTCACCCGTGCGATCCAAACGCCCTCCTGTTCGTTCGGCGATGCACTCACCGCTCTGTTGCGTGACTGCAAGAGCGGGCAAATGGAAGCGTTCCTTGGACGGAAGAAAAGCGACTGGCGCCAGCGATTCGAATTGAAGGTGGTCCGCCCGTATGCGGAGGCTGCTATCGGCTTCGCAAGCAGCATGGACAATTACCTTGAATACCATTTCCTCGGCGCAATCGATCACGACACCAACACCGAAATCGTGACGGAATACAGGGTATCCGCAATTCCGCTGATCAAGATCGCCAAGCGATTGAGCGACTAACGCACTCAGGACTCGAAATGACAGAATTGCCTTCGCGGCCTTGTGCCGCCACGGGAGACGTGTGCCCGGACCTAATCGACTTCATTTTTCGAACTAGCGACCCGATCAATCCCGACGATCCGGCGCAGGTGGCCGCAGCGGAAGCGCGCGAGAAGATCGCAGAGACGCGAGCGGCCGACTTCGCCGCGCCGAATCCAGATATTGCCGAGGTGCTGGAATTTGCGCGCTGGCACGCGGCGAACACCGACCGCCGTCACTTCCATTGGTCGGCGCTCGCCTATGACCTGAGACGCCGCTACGGCGACCACGGCCGCGCGTTGTTCGATGCCGGCTTGGACGGCTATCCGGCGCCGGGGCGCGCAACCTATCGCGACGAAGTGTGGGCGAACGCTCTCCGTCACCCCGATGGCGAGAAGCCGCACAGCTATCACCCCGAACCCCGTCCGCACTATTGCGACGAATCCTTGGTCACGCGAATGCGCGCGTGGCGGAAAGATCAGGAAATCGCGAAGCGCGTCGACGGGATTAAAGCGGCTGCACTCGCACAAGCTCAATTCGCCGAAGATATGAAGGCCGGCAAGATTCCCGGTCCTGTCGGTTACAAAGAGGAATCCAGCATGGCCCATGCGTCCGCCGCGCCTATCGTCAAGTCCGCGGCGACGCTTCGCGAAAGGCAATTCGAGCCGGTCAAGTACGTTGTCCCGAGCTACGTCGCCGAAGGCTTAACTATCCTCGCTGGCAGGCCGAAAATTGGCAAAAGCTGGTGGACGCTGGATGGCGGTTTGGCTGTCGCTTCGGGCGGCACGTTCCTCGGGACGAAGGTTGAACAGGGCGATGTCCTGGCGCTCATGCTTGAGGACAATGAACGGCGCCTAAAGAATCGCATCGGCAAGGTGCTTGGGCCGTTTGCAGATTGGCCGGCGCGATTCACTTATGCAACGGAATGGCCCCGTGTCGACGAGGGTGGCATTGATCGAATTCGGGAGTGGGTCGAATCGGTCCCACAACCGCGACTAGTGATCGTCGACGTGCTTGCCCGAGTACGCCCTTTGCAGCCGGGCAGGCAGGCTCAATATGACGCGGACTATCAGACCATTGCCGGCCTGCAAGCTCTGGCCGGTCAAAAGGGCGTCGGCATCATCGTCGTTCACCACTTGAGGAAAAGCGCATCGGAAAGCGGTGACGCGATCGACAAGATTTCTGGGACTCTTGGCTTGGCAGGCGCCGCGGACTCGTTGCTTGTTATCGATCGCGACGGGACCGGCACCACGATGTACGCGCGCGGGCGCGATATTGAGGAAATCGAGACCGCGATCGAATTCGATCGGACTCGGTGCCGTTGGCAGGTGCTTGGCGCGGCAACGGAGGTTCGTCGGTCAGATGAACGCAAACGCATTCTGGACGCACTACAGGGCGCCAGCGAGGCTATGCCGCCCGCGGACATTGCGGCGACCACCGGCATGCCCGCGAACAATGTGCGTTACCTCCTGTTCAAGATGGTGCGCGATGGCGAGGTTATCCGGTTTGGTAGGGGATACCTCCGCAATGCCCCTAACGCGGCTAACGCGCTAACGCCGAGTCAACCGATAATTCCACTTCCACCCTTGCCACCCCGTTAGCGGTGTTAGGGGCATTAGCAGCGTTAGCGTCGTTAGTGTTGTTAGCAGTCATTTTCCAGATCAAACACAAGGACAATCAAACCATGGAAAATATCGAACAGACCTTCGCCGCGGCGGTCATCAACGCGCGTGGCTTCGCCAAGATCGCGAGCACCGCCGGCATTCCGCAGCGGACGTGCGATCAGGTTGCGTGCGCCCTGGCCGACTTGTGGGAAGCCGGGCGCAACGATGGCATGTCCGATGCGGAGATACAGGCCATCGCCGATCGATACGTTGACTATAACGACGATGACGAGGCTTGGCCGCGTCAGATGGCCGGCAACGTGGTGCCGTTCCGTCGCTGAGTTGCAAATGCGCGCCGTTTAGTGTAGTATTTTTTCAAACTCTCATCACCCTGCACCGGCCTTGAATGGCCGCTGCGGGGATTTTTGCGTTCTTTGGAGACTGTGTGTCGATCCTGGATAGTGACCTAGCAGAGCAACTAACCGACGCGCTCACTGCATTCGATATCCCGCAAGATGCGGTGGTCACGACGCAGGAGTCGAGCGGGCCGCCTTGGGAACCGATCATCACCAACGTCCCGCACGCTTGCTCGGGATGGGTTGACGAATACGACGCCAGCTACCGCGCGAGCAGCCTGGTCCAGATGAATGACCGCAAGGTGTTCATCGTTGCGTCCACGCTCGACGTGACGCCGGCGCCCGGCAACACCGTGCAAGTCGCAGGCGGTACGACGTTCTCCATCATCAGCGTTGAGCGCGACCCGGCGGGCGCGTGTTGGGTGTTGCAAGCCCGTGTGTAGTGCCTCGACCAAATCGCGCGAGCGAACCAGCGACGCGCGCCGCGCCGCAGCGGTGCCAATGCCCGCGTTCATTCGGGGGGAGGTTTTCGGAGGGGGGGCCTTTTCCTTTCTCTCTCGCGACCTTCGGGAGTCCCGATGAACGCGAAAAAGGCGATCCGCTTCCTTCAAAGCCTCAAAATCCCCGAGGGTCCGGCCGCCGGCAAGGCGCTTCGCCTAGCACCGTTCCAAAAAAAATTCGTTACGGGCGCGCTCGCGCCGGACATTTCGGTTGCCGCCCTGTCGATCGGGCGCGGCAACGCCAAGACGGCGCTTTCGGCTGGCCTGGCGCTTGGCGAATTGCTCGGCGAGATTGGCGATACGCAGCCGAACCGGGAAATTCCCGTTGGGGCGCGCACCCGTGATCAGGCCCGGCTCGTTTGGAATTTCGTCGCTGGCTACGCGCGCTACATGCCCGAGGACGTGCAAAAGCGGCTGACGTTCCGCCGTGCTCCCCGGCTGGAAATCGAGTACGAGGACGCCAGCGGCGTTCACTTGCTCCGCTGTCTCGCGGCCGATGGTAAGTCGGCTCTTGGCGGTGCGCCGACACTGACCATTCTGGACGAGCGCGGCCATTGGGCACGCGACAAGGGCGACGAACTGGAACACGCGCTGTTGTCCGGCGGTGGTAAGCGTGGCGGTCGCGCTCTAATTATCAGCACGTCGGCGCCCGACGATGCGCACCCGTTCTCAAAGTGGCTGGACGAGCCGCAAGACGGCGTTTACCGGCAAGAGCATCGCCCCGCACCGGGACTGCCGGCGGACGATCTGGAATCGCTGCTGATCGCCAACCCCGGTGCGCAACACGGTATCGGCTCGAATGTCGAATGGCTGCTTGCGCAGGCGCGTCGCGCGATTGCCCGCGGCGGCAATTCACTGACCACGTTCCGCCTCTACAATCGCAACGAACGGATTTCCGGCGAGACGCGCGACCTGTTGCTGACGGTCGACGAATGGCTTGCGTGCGAAGTCACGGAACTGCCGCCACGGCAGGGAGCCGTTGTGATCGGCGTCGACCTGGGCGGTTCTGCCAGCATGACCGCCGCGGCGTTCTATTGGCCGGATACCGGCCGGCTGGAATGTCTCGGCTGGTTCCCGTCGCAGCCAATTCTTGCTGATCGCGGTGCGGCCGATGGTGTCGGTTCGCGCTATGGCGAAATGGCCAGCCGTGGCGAATTGTCGACGCTCGGCGCCGCTACGGTTCCCGTCGCGCCGTGGCTTTCGGAAGTCATGCGCCATGTTGAAGGCGAGACGATCGCCGCGCTTGTGATGGACCGCTACAAGCAAGCCGAGCTTGGGCAGGCCATCGACGCCGCCGGCATCCGCGCTCCGCTTGTGTGGCGTGGCTTTGGCTTTCGTGATGGCAATGAGGATTGCGACCGCTTCCGCCGCGCGTGCTTTGACGGACTGGTGAAGGCCGCACCGTCGCTGTTGCTGCGCTCGGCATTCTCCGACGCGGTTTGCCTTCGCGACCCGGCGAACAACATCAAACTGGCCAAGGCGCGCAGCCTTGGACGTATCGACGCTGCATCCGCCAGCGTGCTTGCCGTCGCACAGGGCGCGCGAATGCTCGCGCAGCCGACTCGCAAATCGAGGGTGGCAACGTGGGTGTAAAGCAATACGATCGTCATTCCGCGAAAGTTATCCGCGACAAGCGATGGCCGGCGTTGCGCCTGGCCGCGAAACGTCGCGATGGTTTCAAGTGCGTGAAGTGCCGCGCGGTTGGCCGACTCGAAGTCGATCATATCAAGCGCGTGAAAGATGCTCCCGAGTTGGCGTTTGAATTGTCCAACCTGCAGACGCTCTGCACGCCCTGTCATTCCGCAAAAACGAGATTGGAAGTCGGCTTCGGTCAAGAAGTCGACCCCAAGCGCGCCGCGTGGCGCGATCTAGTCGCCGCCATGGCGCAACCTCAACAGAAGGAAAATCTATCGTGCTTGAATCTGTGAAAATCCAGCGACGGCAATCCGAGATTCGTCAGTCGCTCGCGACCCTTGTCGGTAAGACCAATCCCGACGAAAACGAGGTTCGTAATATCGAGGCCCTAGACCTCGAATTCCGCACCAACGAAACCCGTTACCGCGCTGCGCTGATCGCCGAAGATGGCGAGCGCCGCGAGGCCAAGGGCGAGCTTGAGACTCGTTCGGAGAAGGATTTCGCCGAGCTGGTGAGCAAGTTCGAATGCCGGCAGATTGTCGCGCATTTCGACGAGGGCCGTGCTTTGGACGGTGCGACCGCCGAAATCGTGCAAGAGCTGCGTTCGCATGGCGGCTATCGCGGTGTTCCCGTTCCGTGGCAGGCGCTCGAAAAGCGCGCCGACGAAACGGTCGCGAGCGGTACGCCTGACCCCAAGGTGACGGCTCCGATTATCGACCGCATTTTTGCTGGTTCGGTCGCCGGCCAGATGGGCGCGAGCTTCATCAACATCGGCCAAGGCTTGCAGGAATATCCGGTCACTACGTCCGCAGTCGCCGCGGCCTGGCAGACTTCGGAAACCGGCAGTGTCGGCGGGCCGACCGCATACGCCACCACGGACCGGCCGCTGGCTCCGAACAATACGCTCGGCATTCAGATGAAGATCACGCGCAAGACACTCAAGCAGAGCGGCGACGCGCTGGAACAGGCGGTGCGCCGTGACATGAACGGCTGCATGGCTGTCGCGATGGACAAAGCTGTGTTCCTGGGCGCGGGCGCTTCCGGCGAGCCGGCCGGCGTGCTCGTCGGTTCCTACGGCATCACGTCCACCGCGATCGGCGCCGCGGCGTCTTGGGCTGCGTTCCGCGGCGCGGTGACTCGCTTCATCACCGCGAACGCAGCGGCCGGGCCGAATGCGGTTCGCCTGCTGATCCGGCCGGAAGTGTTCGACGATATGGACGACACGCTGATTACCAACACCGCAGTTTCGGAATGGGATCGGCTCGTCAAGAACATTCCGAATCCGGTCATGAGCAGCAATGCGCTTTCGGCCCCGACCGGCTCGCCGCTCGCGACCAAGGCGCTGCTCACGGTGACCACCGGCGGCGTCGCGCCGATTTTCGTCGGCACGTGGGGCGCAATCGATCTGATCCGGGATCCGTATTCCGACGCAGCATCGGGCGGCCTTCGCCTGACGGCGCTCGCCACGATGGACGTGACCGTTTCACGTCCGGCGCAACTGGAAATCCTGACCGGGATTCAGTGATGGATGAGTTCGCCGCATTGGTTGGCGAACTGGAGACGCGCGCCGCTCGTAATGGGCGGCGCCGCCTTCGCGGTCGCTTTCCGTATCGCAAGCGCGCCACGCTCTCGGATGGCGGCCGCAACGGCGGCCGTCCACAGAAGGAAGAATTTGCGCCGCGCGCGTTCGGGTATCGCGTCGACAAACCCGGCGAAGAAATCCATCTGCTGGTCGGTCACAGTTATGACAAGCCGCTGGCATCGAAGCTCAATGGCTCGCTGTCGCTGGTCGATTCCGACGAGGCGCTGACGTTCGAAGCGGAGATCGCCGAAGCAATCGCCGAAACGAGTTACGGCGCCGACATTCTCAAGCAGATTGATTCCGGCCTGGCCGTGGGCATTTCACCCGGCTTCCGCATTCCGCCTCCGCGCGCCGTGGCAAAGGCGGAAGTGTTCACCGACGAAGGACACGACCCCGCGCGCGGAATGTACAACGCGCGCATCCGCACCATTCTCGCGGCACTGCTCTACGAGCTGAGCATCGTAGTCGTGCCCGCGTACAAAGAGTCGAAAGTCGAGTCTGCGGGCGACGCGCCGCTGACGGACGCAGAAAAGATCGCGGCGGGGTGGACCTGGAAAAATGGCGTGCTTGTTCCGCCGCCTGAGACAGATGCCGAGAAGATCGCGGCCGGCTGGACGCATCAAAACGGAATCCTTGTGCCGCCGCCCACGACAATCACGCGCGCCATGCCTGCGGCGCTGCGGTGGAGGTGACAATGGCAGTTACGATCAAACAGACAGAAAGCGAGCCCGAGGAATACAATCTGCTTCCGGCGGTGGCGCTGGCCACTGTCGCGTGGCAACGCATTGAGCCATACATCGCTCATCGCTTCTCACCTCGCACGGTTGCATGGATCGTGGAAGGTCCGGGCGAGTGGCATCCGCCGTTGACGCCCGCCACGATTTCCACGGTTGAGGTGTGGTCAAGCGCCGACGAGTGGGAAACGGCCACGCTCGCGGCGTCACCGCTTGGCGGCTATTTCCTGCCGTGCACCGGCCCGTATCGTTTCGCCGGATCGGTCGGCAGCCCGCACAACGAAAACCCGCCCGACAACATCGTTGAAGCGGTGAAGCGGCTCGCGGCGTATCTCGCGGCGAAACCTGGCAAGCCCGGCGCAATGTCGGAGTCGATCACAGCCGGCTCGATTTCTATTTCGCATCGTCGCTCGGAAAGCTGGATGGCGAGCGCGCTTCAAAATTCGGGCGCGGCCGATTTGCTGCGCGCGTTTAGAAAGGTTTAACCGTGGGAATTTTCGATTGGTTCAAACGCACGCCGGCCGTGGAAAAGCGTTCGGCTGGTTCCGGCTTCACGGCGGAAATCATCGCAGCGCGCGAAGCGTACGTTTCCGGCCGGCGCGGCATCGCGGAATTGACGGCCACGGCGCAGAGTTGCGTGAGCCTTTGGGAAGGCGGCTTCGCGCTCGCGGACGTTGACGGCACCGATTTTCTGACCAGCTCGGCAATGGCGCTTGTTGGCCGTTCGGTCGCGTTGCGCGGCGAGTCGGTGTTCCTGATCCGCGACGACGGACTCGTGCCGTGCTCGGATTGGGACCTGCGCACGCGCTACGGGAAGCCGACCGCCTATCGCGTTTCAATCCCCGAGGCCGGCGGCGGCACGACGGAAACCGCGCTCGCGGGCGAAGTGCTGCATCTGCGCATCGGCGCGGACCCTGCTGCACCGTACTACGGCACGGCGCCGTTGAAGCGTGCCAGCCTGACCGCCGGCATGTTGAATGCGGTCGAGTCAGCCTTGGCCGAAGTTTTCGAGAACGCGCCGATCGGCTCGCAAATCGTGCCATATCCCGAGTCACCCGAGACGGACACGGAAAAGCTAGGCCGTTCGTTCCGTGGTCAACGCGGTCGCGTGTTGCTTCGCGAGTCCGTCCAAGTGAGCGCGGCGGGCGGGCCGGCGCCGGCAACCGATTGGAAGCCGGCCGACGTGACGCCGGACCTGGAAAAAGCCATGACAGCCGAAACCCTGTCGGCATCGCGGGATGCGATTTGCGGCGCGTTCGGTGTGCTGCCCGGCCTATTCTCGCCAGCCACTACCGGACCGCTGGTGCGCGAAGCGCAACGCCACCTTGCCCAATGGACATTGCAGCCGATTGCGACCCTGCTGGCAGAGGAAGCAACCGAAAAGCTTGGCGGTGCCGTGACGATCGATACCATGCGACCGCTGTCCGCGTTCGATGCCGGCGGCCGTGCTCGTGCGCTGCTGACCGTCACTCAGGCGCTTGCGATGGCAAAGCAGGGCGAGGTATCGCCGCAGGATATTGCTAAGGCCCTTGAACTGGTCGATTGGGGCGATTGAGGCGCTTCCTTCGGCCCGTATTGCCGCATAGGCTGCGCTTTCAATTCACGAGCGCGGGTTGCTACTATGGCCATACATACGAGCGCGGAAAACGTTCTCTCTTGGCGAAGTCAGCTCGATCGGATGATGCGCTGGTCACAGCGATTGCAAAAACTTGGAACGGAACAATCTGACAGGGAGCGCCTAGACTTTTATCTCGCGTTTTTCTTGAACTGCTATGCCTTGAGGGATTGGTTCATAAATAGCGGCGTGATTTCGCAGGCAGAAATTGACCGCTTGATAAGCGCGGACGAGTCTATGCGTCTCTGCCGCGACATTTGCAACCGTTCAAAGCACCTTGTGTTGAATCGACCGGCTAGTGCAGACGCAAACTTTTCGATCAAACGTGAGTACGACCCTTTCGAAAAGAAAACCCGTTGGAACATTTTTTCGACTGATGGCGCACGCGACCTGTTTGAACTCGCGTCAGCGTGTGTGCGGTTTTGGGAGCATTTCCTACATTTGCATGCGCCCGTTGAGCCGCGACAACCATTCGCCCGAAGTGCGGGCGACGCTGAAAATTGTCGTTAGCGTTCAATGCGCGTTATTGCCCGCACCTTTGGGCTAACGTATTGAAATTACGGTTTGGTCGGACTCCTGCCGGGCCCACCATTCCAGCTCGCTAACGCCGCCGCTGCCCCAGGCTTCGTGGCGGAAATGGCGGCGGCGCGACGGGCAGCGCCGGGTTCTGGATGCAGCTCCGCGCGCTCATGCGGCACTGCTCATAGGTCTCGTAGCCGCAGATCGGCGTGCCGACCTCCATGCTGAGCGCGCACCAGGGATAGTTGGTGGCCGACGCCGTTTGCGGCCAAGCCAGCAGCAGCAGCGCGAGCAAGGCCGCTCGCGTGAGCATCCGGCGCGGCGAAGCCCGGCGCAT